GAGTATTACTCTTGGTAAGATCGTTCCTGAACATCACAAGCGTAAGGATTGGTTCTAAATACTATTGAATATCGTCGGCGCTATGCCACGGGGGGAACTGGCCAAATCCAGTGGACACCCCCCTTTTTTAATGGTAGAATGACGAGAGGAGGATTTTAACTATGACCGCTAGTGTTTTAATTTTTGAAAACGGACTTACTTTGCTTGCTCAGTTGGAAGAAGTTGGTGGTGACATTGGTGAACCAGATTGTATGATTGTAAAACCATTTCTGATTAATGCAGATGGAACTTTATCTCCATGGCTTGTAGATGCAACATCTCAAGATACATTCAAGGTTCACTCTGATAAGATCTTGACGATCTGTGAACCAAAACCTACACTACTTGAAAAATACCAAGACCTGATTAAGTAATGCGTTTCTACACCAATGTGCAAATGATCGGGAATCAGTTCCTGGTTCGTGGATATGATAATGGTGAGCACGTAATGTTCAAGGAGGAATACACTCCTACTTTGTTTGTGCCATCAAAGAAAAAAACAAAATATAAAACCTTAGAAGGTGACTATGTAGAAGCGATTCAACCTGGTTTTGTAAAAGACTGCCGTGAGTTCTACTCAAAATACGGTGAAGTTGATGGATTCAAAATCTATGGCAATGAGAGATATGTTTGTCAGTATATTTCTGACAAGTATCCAGAAGATGAGATTAAGTTTGATATTGGTAAAATCAAACTCTACACTATTGATATTGAGACTACTTCTGAAAATGGATTCCCAGATATCAATAACCCCATCGAAGAACTTCTTCTGATCTCTATTCAGGACTATTCTTCAAAGAAAATCATAACGTGGGGGATAGGTCCTTTTGCCAACAAACAATCAAATGTAAAGTATATTCAATGTGTCGATGAGAAGGATCTTCTTACTCGATTCATTGATTGGTGGATGATGCCCGATAATAATCCAGAAGTGATTACTGGGTGGAACATTCAACTCTTCGATATTCCATATCTTTGTAAAAGATTGAATCGAGTTCTTGGTGAAAAACTCATGAAGAGATTTTCACCTTGGGGTCTTGTGTCTGAAAAAGAAGTTTACATTGCAGGACGTAAACATATCTGCATGGATGTTGGAGGAATCACTCAACTGGATTATCTTGATTTGTATAAGAAGTTTACTTATACCAATCAGGAATCATATCGTCTTGATTACATTGCTCAAGTTGAACTTGGTCAACAGAAACTTGATCACTCTGAGTTTGAAACCTTCAAAGATTTCTACACGAACGGGTGGCAAAAGTTTGTAGAGTACAACATTATTGACGTGGAACTTGTTGACCGTTTGGAAGACAAGATGAAACTGATTGAACTTGCTCTTACGATGGCATATGACGCAAAGGTAAACTACAGCGATGTATTTTATCAGGTGCGTATGTGGGACAATATTATCTACAACTATCTCAAGAAACGTGATATTGTAGTCCCACCTAAATCTCCATCTAGCAAAGATGATAAGTATGCTGGTGCTTATGTGAAAGAACCGATTCCTGGTCGTTATGACTGGGTGGTGAGTTTTGACCTTAACAGTCTATATCCTCACTTAATCATGCAATACAATATTTCACCAGAAACTTTGCAAGATGAGAAGCACCCTAGCGTAACAGTTGATAAGATCTTAAACAAAGATCTGACATTTGAGATGTATAAGGATTATGCCGTTTGTGCAAACGGTGCCATGTATCGAAAGGATGTTCGTGGATTTCTTCCTGAGCTCATGGAAAAGATGTACGGTGATCGTGTGATCTTTAAGAAACGAATGCTTAAAGCAAAACAAGAGTATGAAAAGACAAAGAATCCAGATCTTGTCAAAGAGATTGCACGGTGCAATAACATCCAAATGGCTAAGAAGATTTCTCTTAACTCTGCTTATGGTGCCATCGGTAATCAGTATTTTCGATATTACAAACTTGCAAACGCAGAGGCGATTACACTCTCTGGTCAAGTCTCTATCCGTTGGATTGAAGACAAGATGAATACCTATCTCAATAATATTCTAAAGACTGAAAATGTTGATTATGTTATTGCTTCGGATACTGATTCTATTTACCTTAATCTGGGTCCTCTTGTTGATCGTATATACGAAGGAAGAGAGAAAACTACTGAAAGCATTGTCTCGTTCCTTGATAAGATCTGTAAGATGGAATTTGAGAAGTATATTGAGAGTTCTTACCAAGAACTGGCGGAATATGTGAATGCATACGACCAAAAGATGCAGATGAAGCGAGAGAACATTGCTGACCGTGGAATCTGGACTGCTAAGAAGCGTTATATCCTCAACGTATGGAACAGTGAAGGTGTTCAATATGAAGAATCAAAACTGAAGATTATGGGAATCGAAGCAGTTAAATCTTCGACACCTGCACCTTGTCGTAAGATGATTAAGGATGCTCTGAAGTTGATGATGAGCGGCAGTGAGGATGATGTGATTAACTTCATTGAAAAAAGTCGCACAAACTTCAAGAAGATGTCTCCTCAAGAAATATCTTTTCCAAGAACGTGTTCAAACGTTGGTAAGTATAAGTCTAATCATGAGATTTATGCCAAGGGAACTCCGATTCATGCAAGAGGGGCACTTCTCTATAATCATTATCTGAAACAGAAGAATCTGACGAATAAGTATTCTATGATTCAAGATGGTGAGAAGGTGAAGTTCTGCTACTTGAGGAAACCAAATCCAATCCATGAGAATGTGATTTCTTTCATTCAAGAGTTTCCAAAAGAACTGGGACTTCAAAACTACATAGACTATGATCTTCAGTTTGACAAGGCATTTGTTGAACCACTCAAGATGATTCTTGATGCTGTTGGGTGGAAGTCTGAAAGGACTGCTTCACTTGAAGACTTCTTCGTTTGATGCTAGAATAGTAAACACTGAGGTTTTAATATGGATTTCTTAAAGGACATTGTAAAAGAGATTGGTGGTGAGTATACGCAACTTGCCTCAGAAATTGACGAAACTGAAAACTATGTTGACACGGGTTCATACATTTTTAATGCACTGGTTTCAGGTAGCATATTTGGTGGTGTATCTGGGAATAAGATTACTGCTATTGCTGGAGAGTCTTCTACTGGAAAGACTTTCTTTTCTCTCGCTGTGGTTAAGAATTTTCTCGATAATAACCCCGATGGTTATTGTCTCTACTTTGATACTGAAGCCGCTATTACCAAATCCCTGATTGAGTCTCGTGGTATTGATACCAATCGTTTGGTTGTTATTAATGTTGTAACTGTAGAGGAGTTTCGATCAAAAGCACTCAAAGCAGTAGATATATACTTAAAAAAATCTTTAGATGACCGCAAACCATGCATGTTTGTGTTAGACTCCTTAGGAATGCTTTCCACTGAAAAGGAGATTACTGACGCACTTAACGACAAGCAGGTTCGTGACATGACCAAATCTCAACTGGTCAAAGGTGCTTTCAGAATGCTTACTTTGAAACTTGGTCAAGCAAACATTCCAATGATCGTTACCAATCACACCTATGATGTTATCGGATCTTACGTACCAACTAAAGAAATGGGCGGAGGCAGTGGACTCAAGTATGCAGCATCTACAATCATCTATCTCAGCAAAAAGAAAGAAAAAGATGGAACAGAAGTTGTTGGCAACATTATCAAAGCTAAGACTGCTAAGTCACGTCTGAGTAAGGAGAATAAAGATGTGGAAGTTCGTCTCTATTATGATGATCGTGGTCTTGATCGATATTATGGTCTTCTTGAACTCGGTGAGATTGGCGAACTCTGGAAGAATGTTGCTGGGAGATACGAAATCAACGGAAAGAAAGTTTACGGTAAGCAAATACTCGCAAACCCTTCCGAATATTTCACAGAAGAAGTGATGCAACAACTTGATAATATTGCACGAAAGGAGTTTAGTTATGGAGAAAATTGAGTTTCTAATCCTTAGAAACCTCTTACATAATGAAGATTATCTCCGAAAAGTAATACCATTTATCAAGAAAGAATATTTTGAAAACGTCACTCAAAGAACTGTATTTGAAGAAATCAGTTCCTTTGTAAATCAATACAATCAACTTCCAACAAAGGAAGTATTGAGTATTGAGGTGGAAAATAGAAAAGACATCAATGAATCTTCTTTTAAAGAAGTCATTCAGTTGATTTCTTCTCTTGATGATGTTCCAACTGAGTTGGACTGGGTTACTGATACCACTGAAAAGTGGTGCCGAGATCGTGCCATTTATTTGGCACTCATGGATTCCATTCAGATTGCTGATGGGCAAGATCCAAAAAGGGGTAGAGACGCCATTCCTAGCATCTTATCTGATGCACTTGGAGTGAGTTTTGACAATCACGTAGGTCACGACTATCTTCAGGACTATGAACAACGTTACGAGATATATCACAGAAAAGAGGAAAAAATCTCTTTCGATCTTGAGTACTTTAACAAAATCACAAAAGGTGGTTTGCCTAATAAGACTCTCAACATCGCTCTTGCTGGTACGGGTGTCGGAAAATCTCTATTCATGTGCCATGTTGCTAGTTCCGTCTTACTGCAAGGAAAAAACGTTCTCTATATCACACTTGAAATGGCAGAGGAACGAATTGCGGAAAGAATTGATGCAAATCTTCTCAATGTCAACATTCAAGAAATCGTTGACCTTCCGAAAGTAATGTTTGAAACCAAGGTAAATAACCTTGCCAAGAAAACTCAAGGCACCTTGATTATCAAAGAATACCCTACAGCATCAGCACACAGTGGACACTTTAAGTCACTTCTTAATGAACTTGCACTTAAAAAGTCATTTAGACCTGACATTATTTTCATTGATTACCTTAATATTTGTGCTTCCAGCAGGTATAGGACGGGTGGCAATGTTAATTCATATAGCTATATTAAAGCGATTGCTGAGGAACTTAGAGGATTGGCTGTTGAGGCAAACGTCCCTATCGTTTCTGCCACGCAGACCACTCGTTCTGGTTATGGTAGCAGCGACGTTGAACTCACTGATACTAGTGAGTCCTTTGGTTTGCCTGCTACTGCTGATCTTATGTTTGCCCTTATTTCGACTGAAGAGCTTGAATCCTTGGGACAGATACTTGTGAAGCAGTTGAAGAATCGATACAACGATCTCAATGTCTTCAAAAGGTTTGTGGTTGGTATTGATCGTGCTAAAATGCGCCTCTATGATTGTGAGCAATCTGCACAAGATGATATGCTTGACAGTGCAAGAGATGAAGAGTATGATAATGAGGAATCAAAGTTTAAAAACAGATTTGCGGAGTTGAAATTTTGACAAAGACCATTGATTTTGACCGATATCAAAAGTTTGTAGATGCAGTTACGTCTGATGCATCTACTGATTTTCTTTCCCTTTCTGATCGTCTGGTACAACTGGATGAAAAGGGTGCCAACATTGAGCGTCTTCTGACTGCTGGCGTTGGTATCAATGCAGAGGGTGGAGAGTTTCTTGAGATTATTAAGAAAATGATCTTTCAAGGTAAACCCTGGAATCAAGATAACCGTGAGCATCTGATTATTGAACTTGGTGACATCATGTGGTATGTTGCACAAGCATGTATGGCGCTTGAAGTTTCTTTTGATGATGTTGTTGCAGGTAACGTTAAAAAACTTGAAAAGCGTTATCCTGGTGGTGCCTTTGATGTATACTACTCAGAGAACCGTGCGGAGGGAGATCTATGATCAATCTTGAACTTAATCTTCAAACCGCAGTAGCAGTTCGACATTTGCTTTTTAAAGAGCAAGAAATGTACACTTATGATCCAACTTGTGTACCTCAGCGTGTTGTAGACATTCGCTCTGCAGTTCTGAGTATTGATAACCAAATTGAAGAGGAACTAAAGAATGAACAAGGATCCACTGAGTCCTGAAGAGGTACAAGCAGCAGCGGACAGATTCTTCCCTCTGTTTGATATTATTCTCAAGAATATGCCTGAAAACTCAAAAGTAGAAGATTGTCTCAAAGTTATGGAAAGTGTTTGCACTCTTGCCCATAAACTGAGACTGGAAGAGGAAGAAGGAAAATTACCTTTTGGATTTAACAAAAAAACTAATGACACAATCAAACCAGACGAATGCTGAACATCCAGAGATCAAAGAGGTTGAATGGATTGATGATTCATTTAGGGTCTATGAAACTCAATACAAACTGTGGCATAGTGCTGCAAAAGATGGAGAGGAGTTAATCACTGCTTTAACTAAGCAACAATGTATTGACGGAACTCGCTTCTATCTTAAAGGTAGACAAGAGGGATGGGATACTAGTAATAGTAGGGTAGTGAATGACGGAAAGGTTGGTGGTAAACTCTGAGACCCTTATGGGTCTTTTTTTATAAATATTTGAAAAAG